CAAATATCTCTGTACCTTGCTGTCTGACCCTGCTTCTTTGGCTATCTCCAACACTTTATGACCATACTTCATGTTACGAAGTCCTTCATAAATTGCACGGGGATATGCATGCGGAGCACTGGGCTGGGCAACAATATCCACAGTGACGATTTCAAAGTCACTGACATGTCCGTTGCTGTCGTTCACGTTTCCGGAACCACGGCTCGAAACTCCTAGTTTTACACCCGAATCCAACATGGTTTTCACCAGCTGGCCCATGGGTGTGGGTAATATTCTCAACTTGCCATATCCTGCAGGGCCATCCATCCACATCTTGTCGATGCAATGACTCACACGGTCCAAATTGATTTTCAAATCTTCTGGGTGATCTACTTCACCCAACACTGAATAACCACCACGCAACTGCTCATTGATACTTTGAACGGCTTTGCCAATTTCATTTACAGGGTAAACACGTTCGTTGGCGTTCTTTACTCCGCCTTCGATACAGATACCTTCCATGTACAATGTCTTGCCCTGGCCGTCAGGACCATCTTCAACCAAGACGCGAATCTTGGCCTGGTTGAAGTTTAGATGTTCCTGTAAGTATTTCATGGCTGATTACTTGCCACGTGGAAATGGTGTGCGTGTGTTTACACCGGCGGCCTGACCCAAGTGCGGCTTGGTGGCTGGCTTGAGAACTTGATTGCCTTGTGCCGGTGTATTACCAACCGTACCAATCATATCCTTTGCAGTAGGATTAGGACGACCTTTTGCGGTGTCGCCAGTCATTTTAACTGGGTGGGCTGCCATACCGGCTGCACCACTGTTGAATGCAGTTGTAGATCTGGTGTTGGTTCCGGCCGGTTCAGAAGTCACTGGTTTTGGAGCAGCTTTGAGATCAACATTTTCCATCATGCCTTCTGTTTCAAATTCGTCATCGTCCATGCCCATGTCATCCATTCCGCCCATGTCATCCATTCCGCCCATGTCGTCCATGTCGTCCATTCCGCCGTCGCCCATCATTTCTTCAAACTGAGCCATGAGTTCGTCCAGCTTGTCTTCCAGATCCAAGATACGGTCTGTTTGCTCTTCATCATCCATTTCCATGTCATTATCGTCTTCCATGTCCTTGGTGAGATCTTTGCCATCATCCTCGGCTTCGTCGTCAAAGTCCATTTTTTCTTCGTCTTCGTCGTCGGCTTCCATCATGCCTTCTTCTTCCATTTCCACATCGCGCATCAGGCTACGAGTTTTACTGCCGCCCATCATGTGGCCACCTTCACTCATGTCGGTGTCAATTTCAACGGGTTCCATGCCCATGGCGTTCATTCCCGGACCGTAGTTATTGTCTTCCTGCATGAGGTTTTCATAGATCTGACGGCTTTTTGATACCACGATCTGATGAAAAAGTTCTTGGGCTTTGGCGTCTTCGTCGTTGATCACATATTCAATCAACTGTTCAAACTGGTTTTTGCTCATTTAAATGGCTCCTATAGGTATTCGTTGATTTTGCCACCCGGCAAAATCTATATCTATATTTACGATTTACGAGAAAAACCTACTGTTTATGACAGTTTTTTTGCCAATTTAGGCAGCTATATTACATTGCCGGAGCGGCTGGAGGTGCGTATTGGGTGCGAATATCTTTTAACTTTTCGTTATATTCAAAAGTTCTGGTATCATTCATTTTTCGCAATTTGTTCAATTGCATGAGTGTGAGCTTGGTCTTGCGTAATTCACCCAGGTGAGGCTGTGTGTTATCAGCGGCCACATCCTGATATGCACTGGGACTACGTTCATAAAGCTCATTGAGGATCATGAGATATTTATGCTCCGGGTGCTGCTGGAGCGGCTGGTGGTTGTGCTACCGGTGTTGATCCTATGGTGCCGCCAGGTGCTGCGCCCGGTAGAGCACCGCCTGCTGGTGTGATATTGGCCATTTCTTGGCCCATGGCTACATCGCTTTCTAGGCCAGCAGGTGTGATACCCACTGAACGCAGGTCCTGTCCTTGTGAAGTTTCCATTTCTGGTTTTGAGCGTTCTTCTTTCCACAGCTTGGAGTTTTGTTGGATTTCGTCTTCAGTCAAGCCCAAGAATCGCTCTAACAAAAATCTCTTGCTCAGGTAAGGCAGTGGCTCCAAGGATGTGAACGCTGTGATACGAGTGGTATCTAGCTCTGCTTGACGGTAACTGGCAAAGTTTTGCGGTGGATTGAACTTGATCTGGAACAGGCCAGCGTCAATGTTGAACCCTCTCCAACGCATGAACATCTTGAATTCGTCGTCTAATTTCTGCACTATCAAGGCCTGTAGTCGCTCACAATACTGGTTGAATCTGTACTCTTGTATCAATGCTGTGCCTACTTTTCCGTCAGTTAACGCACGATCTGAGTCGTCTGGGCCGGTGGGCAAATAGCTGGATGGCACACGCAGACCACGAGCCATTTTGTTGTTGAAATACTTTAAATCGTCAATTTCACCCAGGTTCTGACCGCCTTGCAGCATCTCCACTGAACTGCCACGGCCGTCTGCACCCACTGGAAAGAAGAAGTCTTCGTTGATACTCAGCGGATTGTAACTTGAATCCATGATGTTTTGACCACCACCGCCGTATGTGGGTATACGGCGTTGATGCATCTCATTCTTCACACGCTCCACAAACGCCATGGCCATGTGGCTGGGCATGTTGCCCACGTCGATCTTGAACATTCTACGCTCAGGAGCACGTTGCACACGATAGATCAACATGGCATCTTCCAACAGTTCTTTCTGCTTGAATACCTTGAAAATGTTTTCCAAGATTGATTTACCAAATGGCCAGAATGTGTCTAAACCTTCGTTCAGGCTCATATGCACCACATGCTTGGCATCAATACAAGTTTCATTCACAGCACGGTTGAATCTGCTGACCCCTCTCATGGCTGAACTGGGTGCTGTGTAGCCGCCTCCCTGCATGCTGCCGCCAATGCCACCTGCACCACCTGAACTTGGGTTCACCATGAAGTCTGTTGTGGTCTTGGCTGCCACAGTCAAGTTCTGGAAGTTGGGATTGATGTCACGTATGATGTATTGTTCTGGGCGCTTGCCTTCATTTTCATTTACGATCACACGCACCACTTTGCTCATGTCCACCCAGAACATTTCAAATGTTTCTGGATCACGCACAAACACCTGATCACCATACTTGATGGTGTTGCGGAACAGTTTGAAGATACGCTGATCCAGCTTGTTCAGCTTGACCCATTGCTGCATCTGTTTGCGGATGATTTCAATTTCGTGATCTGTGGGATCGTCGTTGTAGGTTATGTCAAACGGTGTGTCGTTCTGTTCGTTTAGCTGTGTGGAGAACTCTGCAATGATGTCCAAGCATGCATTCACCTCCGAATCAGCATCCATGTTTTCATACTGATTGTAGCGTTCGATGCGGTTGGGATGTCCAGAGTACACTTCGGGCAATCGGCTGGCATAGTTGCGAAAGCTGAAGTCAGACTCAGCATTGGTACGTCTGCCATCGTTCTTGGGATATCCGGGCAAGCCCTGATCTCTGCCGCCTGCGATTGGGCTCATCTGTCCAGATAAATCTGCAACTTTAAAGTATTTTTTCCAGCCTTGTTTTGGTTCTGCCATAGTGTGTTATTTATTGCTATGCGTAGTCCTTGAGACTGATCTTTTGCAGATAGCCTCCACTGGTACGCATGAGGGTAATAAGCTGGTCCATTTTTCCTGCCAGCATGGTGTTGGAAGCAATCACATCAGAATCAGCCTGAGTTTTTACCGGCACTGATTCTGAAGTCTTGCCGGGTTCTTTCATCAAGGTGAGCATGTCTGCTGATGCTATGTTGATTATGCCTCGACTGATGTTTGCTGCCAATACCTCTGATGAAGGTAGCGCACCAGTGATTGATGCTATGTTGATTATGCCTCGACTGATGTTTGCTGCCAACACCTCTGATGAAGGTAGCGCACCAGTTCTTGATGGTCCCGCTGGCCTAGAGTCTGGAACTATGACCGGCCTCTGTGGTCCGTTGGGTGGCTGAGGAGGAGGTATTGCTGGTCGCATTTTTGCTAAAAAATCACTCATTATTGATCTTACAGTACCAATATCCGTAATTTCCTTATCGATTGCTGCTCGCTCTGCGGCATCTTCCGGGCCAGTGTTCCTGACAGCGTCTCTTCGGTCTCTTAACTCTTTTAATTGTTCGTCTAACTTCTTCATTCTGGCATCGTATTCTTCAATATTTTTGTTGACAGCATTTTTTGCCGCACTTTGCACATCTGCTGCGGTCGCACCCGACGTTCCAGTCTGCCCAACTTGAGGACCGTAGCCCTGACGTTGCTGTTGTTCAGTTGTGCGCGGTTTGGCTCCAGGCAAACTGCTGGTCACGTTTCTTGCTGTTTCTGCCAGTTGTCCCAGGAAATGTATAGCAGGCAACACACCAACGTTCACAAAGTTAGTGAGATCTCTTGTGGCATCTCGTTGTATCTGACCCAAGGCAGTTGATCCTGCCACGTCTGCGCTGGTTTCGGCTGTTTGTCGTCTCTTTAGTTCTCGAGCCCGGGCTTCTCTTTCTTCAGCAGTGCCTTGCATGTTTTCTATTTTTCTCATGTCGCCCACAAACACAAACAGACTGTTGCCAGCGGCCATAATAAGGTCACCAAATGTGTCCATGGTCCGTTTGAATTCGCCCTTGGCTGTGTCAAAAAACTGATTGGCGTTGAATCCAACTCCCTTGGCTGCTTGATTAAAGGCCTCAGGTGCGCTCATGTACAATTTACGACCTTCTTCAAACTGCATGCCGTAACCAGTGAATGCAGCCTGGAGTCCTTTTTTCACACTGTCAGGTGCCTGTGCTATGGCTTTCATTTCTTCTGCCAGTTGTTTTTTTGCTTCTAGGTCGCCAGCAGCAGCTTTTTGTTCCAGTTGTCGTTGATGGATCGAGTATTTTTCATCCAACAAGGCGTCTTCTTGTTCTTTCTGCAATTGTTCTACATTTTTACCAGTGAGCTTGCTGAGCATGTCTAGATTTCTGAGATACTCACCGGCGCCAGCATTCAACTCTTGTTGAGTCTTCATCTGCCCGGCAGCGCCCAGTGTCTGCATTTTGAGATAACCAGCTAGACCTTTGTTGATGCTGTCAACAGTCATGCCCATGTTTAGAAACTCGGTCTGTAGACCTGTGTTCTGTACAGAATTGGCAAGGCTACCAAACGCCTTCATGCCATCATACACAGTGCCACCAAATTTGGCCAGAGACTCTGAACTCTGACTGATCATCTGTGCAAATTTTGGCAGGTCTCGAGCACTCACAATGCCAAACTGATTGGCAAGATCGTTTATGACATCAAATGTACGATTGCTTCCTTCCGGCCTCCCGGTGAGTGCATCAGCTTTCTCTTGGCCAGCGGCACCCACCATGGCAAGTTCTTGATAGGTCTTGTATAGTGCATCTCCCTGTTGGGCAGCAGCTTGTGCATAGGCACCGCCGGCATCGCCCATGGCTGCCAGTATACCACCAAATGCACCTAACTTGTCTCCAAATTGTGCTACCAAAGTGTTTACATTTGCCAGTGTTGCATTGTACACCGAAAGACCAGTGGCACCGCTGGACGCTGCATCAATCAAGGAAGAAAATGGTTTTAGCACACTGTTGGCACTGACTCCCAAACTGCGGACTGCTCCGCCAGTTTCGCCAAGGAGGCGTTTCAGCATGGTGACCTGTTCTTTGAGCTCGGCTATTTCTCTTTGTAGTTGTTCTACTGTGGCCATTGATGGATC